GGACCAGTTCCCACCCAGGGACACGCACCTGACGCTGCAGCTGTTCGAGCGCATATGCTTGCAGTGCGTTGATCCACATCTGGGCACGCTCGGCGATGTCGAGGTTGCGCGCCAGTTCGGCAGGATCATCAGGCAGGATGTGATCAGCGAAATCCCGCTTGGCCATCTCGTTGGCGTCCTGCTGAAGTTTGGGACACACATGAATGGCCGGGCAGAACCGGCACCAGGAACCGGGGACCAGCGGCGGGTCATCCTGGGCGCACGCCTCGACGCCGGGGACCAATACCTCGTCCACCCACATCAGCAGATCCACCGGTGTGATCTGCCAGGACCTGACGGGTTCGCCCCCGGGCGCGTTGGGCTGCACGACAGTAAGCTTGATCTGTCGAAGTCGATGCAGCTGGTGCTTGGGTAGCTGCCTGAGAACACCGGCGGCATAGTATAAAAGCTGCGGGTTGTCCTTCACCGTGACGAACACGCCGGAACCATTTTTATAATCGATGATCTCCAGCGTGTCGGTCTGTAGGTTCAACATCGCCACGTCGACCCGGCCGAACAGCAGGACCGGTGGCGGCTGCGAAGGCAGAAAGTAATCGTTCAGTTCGACCTGGAACTCGCAGCGGACCCAGTCGCTCTGGCGCGCAGCACCCTCCACGTAATCCAGCATCAGGTTGACGCCGGCGATCAAGTCTTGGTCGACCGTGATGGTATGCCCTTCGACTTCGACGCTGGCATCTCCCGGGATCACCTTCACGGCCCCAGGGCGTTGACCAAACGTGACCGCGGCGGCGAGGGCGTTCTCGATATAGTCGTGCGCCAGCGTGCCGGTCGCGGCGTAGATCGACGAGGGTCGCGCTGGTGCTGCCACGCTGAGCTGGAACGAGCCAGGGCAGTTCAGCCAGCGATGCGCCCCGGAGGCGCCCAATAGCGAGTGGGCCGGGGTCTTCACAGCGTAGACATCCACGGCTTGAACGCCAGCAGTGCGTGCCGCGACAACGCCGGATCGGTCCAGTCACCCTTGAAGCAGATGGCGCGGTCATCGATGGTGAGCCACGCCGGTGGCTTCTCGCTGGCGAACTCGAAATCCGTGACCGACAGACCGGTAGGACCACGCCGGGCCAGCTGGATCTCCAGCCACTGGATGATCGCGTCGATCCCTTCCGACGTGGCGGACCGAGAACTGTAGATCACCAGTTTGAATACTTTCTTGGCCTCGACGGCCCAGTCGAAGAAACCCGGGACCACATCGTCGTAGATGGTCCCGTCCTGCCAGCCCTTGCTGTAGCCGTGGATCACCCCGTCGAAGTCGATGCAAAGTATTCTCATGGGAACACCGACGTCCGGCCAGTCGCCGGGGCATCAGGCGCCGGCAGCAACGGCAGCGGCTGCCAGACCTCGTTCAGCTTGACCACGAGACGCCAGACCGTGCCGTCCGCGGCCAGGCCATACAGCACGTCCGGCAGGCTGGGGTGATAGGACGCCGCTGCCGCGATCTGCACCAGGGTCGGAGGTTGATCACTCATGGCCGGATGACCACATCGTGCGGGACTTTCAACGCAGTCCGCAGGGCGAACTCAAACTGGTCCCCGATGTAGCCGACCACCGCTTTGATGTAGGCTTCCTTGTCCGCCGGCTTGACCGAGACCTCGATCGCGTGGGCGATCGTCAGGATCTGCTGGTCCCCTTCGGGAAGCTGGTCGTCCCGCAGCGTGACGTGGATGACGCGCCTCATCGGCGAATACCCACTTCATGGGCCAGCTTCATCACGCGCTGGTAGAACGCGTGCCCGGTGGTGACGTCGACGTCATAGAACTTCGCCACCCCTAGTTCTTTCTGCAGCGCCTTGACCTGCGCCACATGGCCCGCCGAGTAAGCTTCACGGACCAGCGCCAGGGCCGCGTCCTTGGCCTCGCCGGGGGACATCGAAGGCGAATTTAAACCTAGTGCGTCGTCATCGGCGTCGATGTCATCGGCGGGACCAGCCTGATCACCACCGTTGGCGGCGCCGCCGACACCCACGGGGCGATCGTCCACCGAGGGGTTCAGCTTGGCCTGAGCCTGTTGAGATTGCTTAGCAGCACGAGCATTCGCCGCGGCCTGCACGCGACCAGGCGAAGGGGTCTTCGCCGGCGGCGGGGCCAAGTTCGCGTCAATAGTCTGGTCACTGATACCGCTGCCGTTGCCGGCCAGCGGGACCACATCGGCCTTGACGCCGGACATGCGCAGCATGTCGTCGATCCGGGTCATGATGGCGACGCGATCGGCTTCGGTCTCTAAATCAAATATGACGTTAACCTGCACTTGCATTGATCTGGTCCCCCTGAAGCTCAGCGATTTCGGATGCCTTGCGCCGGAACGCGGTCATGATCCGTTGGTCGAGCGTTCCGGGCAGGTAGAGGAAGGACGCCAGCACGCTGTCGCGCTGGCCCAGACGGTGGGCGCGGCAGATCGCCTGGACGTTGTCGCCTGGCACCCATGACGGCTCGACGATCGCCACCTCAGAGGCGGCGGTGAGGGTGATGGCGGTGCCGGCGGCTTTCACCTGACCGATGAATACCCGCACGCCGGCGCGGCGCTGGAACAGCTCCACGGCGTTGACGCGTCCGGTGGGCGAAGTCTCCCCGGTGATCACCACCGGATCGAACTCAGCCAGGCCACGGCGCAGATGCTCGATCACCGAGAGGTGCCAGGCGAACAGCAGGATCTTGTCGGTGGACTGCAGGCGTTCGTGGACCCAGAGCAAAGCAGGCGGGACCTTGAGTTCGCCCAGCTCGCGCCGCAGCGTGGCGAGTTCGCCATCAGGTGTGCGCAAGGCGCTGAGCAGCTGGTCGTCGGTCGCTTTGGTCCCCAGCCCCCAGGTCAGCCGATTGGCCAGCGACTGGGCCTGGGGATTGAGAGCCTGACCTTTGAGCGGCGGATCGAGCGCCACGTCCTGCACCTGCAAGGGCGGCAGCTCGGGGAGAACGTCATCCTTACGGCGGCGGAGGACCACCGCCGCCAGCGTAGCGCGGAGGTGGTCTTGGTTCTTGGACCCCGACACCTGGCGGCCATAGACCGTGTCCCGGTAGCGGGTATAGCGTTCCTCGAAGTCAGCCTGCGTCATGCGCTGGCCAGCGCGCGGGCTGCCGTGCGGCCACAGCAGGGACCAGGGCCACAGGGTGCGGCAATGCTGCCAGAGTTCACCGGCATGGTTGGGGGTCGGCGTGCCGGACAGCAGGATGATGTGCGTGGCATTGGCCTGGATGCCCTCATCCTCGCCGCGGACGCCGTAGATCGCCTTGGTGCGGTTGGAGAAGTTCTTGAGGTAGTGCGCCTCGTCGATGATCAGCAGGTCCCAGGGATTGGCAGGGCTGGCCAGCAACGGCGACACACGGCTGTCGGTGGGCGACAGATCGTCGTAGCCGATCACCAGGATCAAAGGTCCTCGCTGCGCGAGGACTTGCTGCACATGCGAGGTCAAGGTCCCGGGTTCGACCAGGAACACTCGGGAACTCCAGAGCGGGAACCAGCGTTCGATCTCGGCGGACCACACCCGCCTGGCGCCGGCCGGACAGATCACCAGGATACGAGAGGCATTCAGCCGGACCGCCGTGGTCAGCGCCTGGAGGGTCTTGCCCAGGCCGGGGTCGTCGCACAGAAGAACAGCTTTGTGGTCCCGCAGCGACGCCGCCATCCAACCCACACCGGCCGTCTGATAGCCCCGAAGCAACGGAACTACAGGCGCAGTATTAGCGGTCTGATCCAGGGTGGCAGACACAGTAATCCCCTCCCCACTACTGCGGGCCTTCTTGCGAAGACTACAGTTGGGCTAACTAGGGACCAATGTGTTGTGTCGTTTTTGTTGTGTCAAGCGAAAACTACAAGGGACAACAAACAAAGGGACCGGCGGGCTGGAAACCACGAAACCCGCCGGCCCCCGTCTGACACCGCTCAGGTTCGTCTTGGCGAGCCACACCATTGCGCTCGTCCCGGTGTCATTTCGTCAAAGCCTCTCGGGCGATCTTACCGACGCCCTGAACCACATGGCGCATCGCATCGGCCGACAACCTGTCCAACGTCATGCCGTTGGCGGTCAGCACCTCGTGCGCCTTCTGCGCATACTGCTCGTCCACCGGCGGGAACACCGATGGGGGATAGGCGTCGGCCCATTGCTTGATGCGGTACAGCGCCGCCTCCAGCTGTTCGATCCGATCTGGTCCTCTGGTCTCCTGCCACTCGGCGCCGGCCACAAACGCCTCCCGCAGCGCCCACCCGTGCCACATGAGATTGGCCTTGTCGTCGGCGCGCGGGATCATCGACTGGACGAACGCATAGCCAGCCTCTGTCTTGGCCCACTCGTGCCCATCAGGGCCGATCGGATCGTCACTTGCTGTCATGTTGATTTGCTCCAAACAACGCCAGCAGCGCCGCCTCTGCGCGACCGTCGTCTGCCACACGGGCGAACCGCCCGGCCGACAGCGGGACCAGCCGAGCAGCGATCAGGCGAGCTTCGTTCTTGTCGGGACCCAGCCGGAAGGCACGTTTCCACTCGTTGGGGGTTACTAGCGTAACAGGCACCCCCAGCGCCGCCAGCACGCCGCGGACGATCCCATAGGCCAGGCCAAAGCTGAACGAGCTGGTCACGCCCTGGCCTGGCAGCGCATGCACACGCTCCAGCCAGGCGCAGTCCGGCTCATAACCCTTGACGATGTCGGCCAGCCAGGTCTCGCTCAGCTGCCGGCGTTTGGCCTTGCCGACCCGGACCATGACGCTGGGCATGTCGCACACCACCATGGCGTCGAGGCCGGTGTCCCACAGGGCCAGCGCCCCGGTGGCGCCGGGGTCAACGCCTAGAACGCGCATGCTCGCTCGCTTCGCTCGCTCGCATGAAGCGCCTAGCGGCGTGCATTTGTAGGTGTATTGTTGTGCGGCACAGGTCGCATCTCGTCGTAATCCACCAGGAACTCCGCACATTTGTAGCCCTCCAGCTCGATGCAATAAAACACCGCGCCGAGGAACTTTGTCGGGATGCTCCCCCGTTGCTGCCACATCTGCACCGTGTTGTAGCGCAGCCCGTGTCCTGGCTGGCGGCGGTCCAACAAATCCAGCAACCCCTGGGGGCCGTTAAAGACACGGAACACGTGCGGCACGTCGATCGTCACCATTTCGTGAACCTCCGAACACAGAGTGCCGATATCCTTACAGTAGGCTGACGACACGACAAAGCAAGGCTTGTGTTGTGCGGGTCCACAAACTTATCCCCAAGCTGTGGTGGAGTTTGTGGTGGATGTAACAGAGTGTGGCAACACAATCACCGGTAGTTTGCGGCTGTGTGACATAACAATGTGTTGGGATCACACCACAGTTTGTTGTGTTGTGTACCAAATCATGATAAGTCAACCAACGATATGTGGTTGTGGTTATCCACCGCTGCAGATCACGGCCTATCGCCAAAAACAAAAAGGACGCTCCCAATGTCACGCAACGCCTCTCTGAAAAAAGCACTAGACGACACTGTCGTTGTCGCTCCATCCTCTCCCTCAACACCACAAAACGTAAGGGAGGACGACAGTGGCCGGTCGACACGACAAAACCCTTCACCACAAATCCCTCGCCCCGAATACGCGCCGTTCGCAGAAGCCCTGCGCACCGCCATGTTGAAGCAAGGACTGTCCGCGTCCGAGGTGGCCCGCCGGGTCTGGGGGTCAACCAAGGACAAGCGCGGCTACGACGTGGCCCGGAACCGCGATCGGATCGGACACTATCTGGCGGGGACCAGTTACCCCGAGCCGGAGAACCTGCAGCTGCTGGCCGACGCGCTGGGGTTGCCGATCGAGGACCTGGCGATCGACCCGGCCGATCCCGATCGTCGGGACCAGCGGCTCGTTACGCCGACAGCCGGCAGACGTGCATTTCACCATGCTGGCGGATCAGCCTGACAAGGCGAGGATGCAGTTCGACCGGGTGATCTCGTTCGAGACCGGACTGCGGATCTTGCAGATGCTCAAGGAGGAAGAACGTCTGGCCTTGAAGACGGTGATGCCGCCGAGCGGCCGGTCGTTCGGCAAGCCCGAGCCGGAACTCCGCAGCCCGGCACACAACCCGAGCGTGACAGCGTCAACAGCAAACTAATGACCGTCGTTTTACTGACGCAGCACCAAGCCGCCGAGGTGATGCGCTGTTCGATCGCAAAGATCGCGCAGCTACGTCGCACTAAGGGTCTGCCCTGGATCAAAGGGCGACCTGTTCTGATACCCGAAATGGAGTTCTTGACGTGGCTACAAGGTCAAACGATCCGCTCAGTGTCCGCACCAGCCGACTACGGGCCAATGGGCAAGGTTACTGGGAAATCTGGTTCACCGAGCAAGACGGAACCCCCGATGCGCGTGGCCGGCGCGGCGTTTATAAAACCAAGCGTCTCTCATGCCGCACGAAGGATCTCGTTGATGCGCAAGAGGTCCTGAGCCGGTTCCGTGACACCGAACGGCAGAACGCCGCCGGGGGCCAGGGTGCAAGACTGGCGCCCACGGTGGATGAGTTGTGTGCCCGCTGGCTGGACCACGTCGAACCGCTGGGCAAGGCGAAGACCGGGCGCTACGTGCTGACCCAGGTGCGCCACCGACTGGGGCGCTACACGGTGGACCAGCTGACCGATGCACGGCTGCAGGACTACCAGACGTGGCGCAACGTGAGCGCGGGTTCGATCCGCCGTGAGCTGGGCGGTCTCAGGACGGTGCTTCGGTGGGCGGCAAAGAAAAAACTCATCGCAGCGGTGTCGGTGCCCGAGTTCGAGCTGCCCGCCGCGGCCGGCCCCAGGGTGAAGTTTCTTGATCGGGACCAAGAGCAATGGTTCTGGGACCAAGCCATGGCGTGGGGGACCAGCCACCGCGTGCATACGCCCATCGAGAGTTCCCGCCGGGTGAGCTTGTTCGTGGCGCTGGGGCTGGAGACCGCCGCCCGCCGGGGGGCGATCTACGACCTCACCTGGGACCGCGTGGACCTGGCACAGGGCACGATCGACTACCGGGTGCCGGGCCGGCGGGTGACCAAGAAGCGCCGGGTGCTGGTGCCGATCAGCGACAGGCTGACGCCGGTCCTGGAGGCGGCGTGGCTGGAGGCGCCGAAGGATGTGGACGGGAGAGCCATGGGAAGGGTTCTCGGGGCTACAGGGTGCCTGCGGCGGGCATTCTGGGTGATGTGCCACACGCTGGGGGTGCCGTGGGTGACGCCGCATGTGCTGCGGCACACCTGGGCGTCTTTGGCGGCGATGAACGGCGTGAGCCTGTGGGACATCGCCCAGGTGCTGGGCGACACGATCGCCACGGTGGAGGCGAACTATCTGCACCTCACGCCGGGGCATCTTAGAAGCGCTATCAACCACAAGACGCGCGTGCCGGTCACCGCGGGAGCCGCGCCATGAAGCTCTTAGGAACCCTCGTTGCCCTGTTCGTCAGCTGGTTCGTTCTCTGGGTGGCGCTGAATATTCTGATAGGCAACCGTGGTCTGCTTCAACCGGGCGTTCAAACCGCCGCAGTGTCTGTCATCGTCGTGTTCTTCGGCTATTGGTTCGTCCACACCGGCCGGCTCGCGAAGATGTTCAGGAAAGTCTAAGCGGAGAGCGAATAAGCCGCAGGGCAATGACCGCCAGACATTGAAGCTTGCGGCTTCAGGGGTCCGATCGTGTGCAAGCGGTCGGACCCCGCGTAAACGAAAGGCGGCAGGCTGTAACACCTGCCGCCCTTTTCGTTTTCGCGACACGACCCGCGATAACCACACCCCGAGGCAGGACACCACTCCCACCACGCGAGAGCGCCAGCCCTGTGGCTCATGACAGCCAAGCTGACGCCAGGGCGAAATATGGCGTGTTTGGTGCAGCGCCACAAGCGAAAACCTCCGTAGGGCGTTGATACACCCTTGCGTGAAGTCAAGGC